GAGGTATAGCAGCACAACCTGAACATTTTGATTTTTTACTGAGATATCTCGACTCAAACCCTCAAGCTTATAATGAATTTAAGAATCTGAAGGGCTTTTTCTGTCAGACATCTACGCTGGAATATAAGAGCATAGGAGAAACCAAATGACTAAAAAGTACACCGTCAAAACGTCTTGTGTTTTAGAAACAACGTATGAACTAACACAAGCACAAGTTGAGAGCCAAACTTCCGAGGATTTACTTGATGATTTCGACTTTCCTAGCCTATTAGAAGTTGAGCGTTCCTTAGAGACAAAAGGTGAGTGGGAAAACTATCACGTAGACTCTGTAGAGTGTATTAAAGACATTCATTGGGATAATGAACAAATTATCAGCATTAAAGAAAATTCTTAATACATTGACAAAAACAAACTTTTTATGAGAGGATTTATGTGATGCAAACTATTGACGAGAAAAACATGCTACATACTGTTACTAGTAATGGGTGGCAAAGGAAAAATCCCCGGTTCGAGTTTCCGCTTCATGCCCCCCAGGGCAGCAACCTGTCTTTTTCGGAAGCACAAGAAAAACTACACGGTTACTTAGTAAAAAAAATAGATCAAGACAGAGAAAATGATGTGCTGTCGGACGATGCAATTTTAGAACTGGTATCTGCGTTCTGTCGTTTGCGACAGGGATAAGTAACATGAATTTGACACCAGAAGAAATTTCTAATGCTTGTGANAAGCTGGACGCTGTATTAAAAAAAGCAGAAGACCCNGANTTTCAAGCNATTTGGAAGCAGCACAAGAACACGCTTCTACGAAANCTTGAACGCCAAGATGTTTGGAAAGTAGCGCGGCGACAACATTAATTGAGTTTCCTCCGCTTCGGGATTTGTTGCTCCCCTTCCTATCCCTAACTGGAACTGGGAGTTTTTGCCCGGAGCATACTTGGCGGCGATGGTGGAGTTGATGGCTCTTTACCATCGCCGTCCTTTTATTGTACTGTTGAGCTATGGAGATCGAAGACTTTTTATCGCACGAATTTATGGATATTGCTGTTCGCAAATCTACGAGCGAAGATTATTGGAAGCTAGAGCCGGAGTTCGTAGAAAAACTGGATAGTAGGGGTTTTAACTTTCGATCCAAGAGCCGAAAAGAACCGTTCTTCAGTATGCAGGTATTGTCCCAGTTACGCGAAGCTGAACCCTACGGATTGTGGGTATTTACCGTTCGGGATGCAGATAACTTTAAGCTCATAGCGAAGAAAAAGAGGAGGATATAGTGACGGAAATATGTGCAGAATGTGAGGGCCACGGGTCGATAGAAGAGGACGAGATATCTGGCGGCGTGAACGAGAACGGGCCATATATGTATATAGATTTAAAAGAATCGCTTTGCCTGGAGTGCAATGGTACCGGGCGGGTTTTAACCCAAGACGAACACGACCAGTTGTTCTATGACCGTATTAAGCGGTTGAACGTACTAGAGATGCTGGAAAAACCNCCNGACTCGAAGCTGCATTAGATGATTTTTCTGGTAGTATTTTTATGCGTACATCCTATNGGGTGTAGTTTCATAAAGGGAAANTTACCCCACGCTACGCTAGAATTATGTCACGTAGAATCGCGGCGTGTTTTTAAATACTTCAACAATCAACCTTCTTACCGGCTGCATGAGTTTAGTTACAAATGTGGTGATGGTAAGTTCATTCAAGTACCAACGGGAAAAGATGCCTAGACCATTTTCGGAAGCCGACTTGGAAGAAATGAAAAAAGATCCTGAATGGCGGCAACGACCCTGCCTGCGTTGCCGGAAGCAAGTTTGGCTGGAAAAGCCTAGATTCCTTTGCGATAAGTGCAATAAAATTATAAGCTAATCAAACTATCAACGTACCGCCGGATTTCCGTGCAGTGTACCTAGTGTAGTAAATATTCCAAAGATTTAAACTACAATTAACTTTGAAGTTATACTGAGAGCTTTCATTAATTTACTACACTAGGTACACCAGTAACGGAGGAACCGANAGCCCTTAGACTTCCGTAACGGAGGAACCGANAGCCCTTAGACTTCCGTAACGGAGGAACCGANAGCCCTTAGACTTCCGTAACGGAGGAACCGATAGCCAAACTAATTTATATTTTTCAAGAACTGTCGTAGAACGTCCTTGGACCTTGTGTTGCTCACCGATTTAGCTTCATGCTCTGGATCATCGCGTAACGAGCATGAGACAGCCTTTATTGTTAAGCACATATTATCATCCACTAAGAATGAAAACGCACCGTCTGTAAATTCTACGAACTTCATTTTTTAAAGATCCGCCACAGTAAACAGGCCACTATAAATACGGCAACGGCCCCAAAGAACATACGAGTTGCTGGATTGTCGTACCGTTCCGGTCTTCCGTGAAAGGCAATATCGAAAACAACAACGCCCAACCCTACCAGAGAAGCGTTTAATAAAGTATTAAACCAAAGTTTTTTATTCATATCTCTAACCAATCCTTTAAGGACTCGCCCAGCACCGTGCTGGCGATGTCAATTTTAGAACGTAAAGCTTTTATGATTTTAACGTCGATTGTCTTAGGTGAAATAAAATCTACATAGGTGACAGATTTGTTTTGACCGATTCTGTGGAGCCGGTCTTCGGCTTGAAGCCTGTCAGCTAGATTAAAACTGTTACTGAAAAAAATGCATAGGCTGCTTTCTGTCAGCGTGATCCCATAGCCTGCGGTGGAAATTTGCCCGATAAAGAAACGCAGCTTAGAATCAGGGTTTTGGAAATCGTTAATAACTTCCTGTCGCTTTTCTGATTTAGTGTCACCGTAATAAGTGCAGACTGAATCCTGACCATACTGCTTAATGATTTCTGTTTCGATTTGTTTAATCGAATGGCGGAACGTGCAATAAATAACGACCTTGCCATCGGCCTCGCTTAAAACTTGCATGAGTTCAGATAACCGGTTGTTCGGTAAGTCTATGGTTTCTCCGTCGTCCGGTTTGGCGAATCCGAGCGTTATTTGCTGCAAGCGAATAAGAGTGGTAAGGGCCGAGGCCGACGAAGAAAGTTCCCCAGATTCAAGCATCGTGAGGGCCAATGCCTTCATCTCCTTGTAGTGCTTTTCTTGTTCTTTGGATAAAACCACTTCCCTAGTTAAATAAATTTTATCCGGTAAGTCCAAGCAATCTGCTTTAAGTAGTCGAGAACTAAGCGGCTGGATTCGATCTGAGAGTTCATCCAACCTCTGAAAGCCTACTACTTTGTCGAAGGGCCGTCCTCCAAAACTCTGGCGGTGCAGAACAGCGTATCTATTTTTGAAAGCGTAAAAGTTGCCGAAGTCCAGCCCTAGAACTGCCATCTGGGAATAAAGGTCCAAGGGGCTGTTGGTCACGGGCGATCCCGTTAGAATAAAACGGTACGCCGCTTTAGGTATAGATTTAAGGAGGTTCTTGGTGCGGTTAGCTTTATGGTTTTTAACAGCGGTAGATTCGTCAACAATTAAAAACGTCTTATCGTTAAGCTCCAGAAACTTATCGAGGATCGAAGCACCCTTGGGTGACGACAAGCTTTCTACGTTCATTATAAAAATACGTAACGTGTCGTCATCTTTAGGTGTTGAGACAGAAATCATTTGTGCAATGAAGGTTTTGGTCCAGTTGGGCTGCCACACCAAAAGCTCACGTTCGATATCGTCTACTAAATGAATGTCTATCTGATCGACCCAGTTTCGATAAACGCCTTTAGGAGCAATAATCAAAACAGAGGTTATCTTTTGCTGCTTAAATAAAGACGCGGCGTAATCAACCACAAGCTTGGACTTGCCCAAACCCATTTCCCAAAACAGACCAAAGCAGGATCGATTCTCTTCAACAAGCTGGTCAAGCATCTTTTGCTGATGCTCATAAGGTTTCGTTTTCATTTTTCCCACACCTCAAACTCGGTATGCTTGGTATTAACTGGGTCTTCCCAGAACGCCACAGCAAGCGTTCGATCTGGATTTCCTTTACCTAAATAATCTTCCCGCCATGACAAGTGGCAAAACCGTGAAGGACGATGCCTGTGAAATTGGTCAAACCCTTTTTTGCAAGCAAACAAAGTCGGACTACAAACCAAAGCCATGCGCTCTACGCCTATAGCAAAGGCATGATCTATGACGCTGCGAATATCTTTAAAGGGAGGGTTAGAAATAATGTCAGGAGCAGGAGCTTCTTTTATAGCAAAGAAATCTTGTCCNGTTGTAATATCTCCNACCACAGGATCAACCCCAAGCATTTCCGTGATCTGTTTGCTAAACCGGCCATCCCCATTAAACGGTTCCCAAGGTTTTGGGGAGCGCCAGCGTAAGCGAATTAGCACTTCCCTTATAATGGAATCTGGCGTTGGATAAAAATCATGTTTCTCTCGCATTAAAAACCCTCCGAATAACAAAGGAACGTCCCGTGCTAAGAAAGAAATAACAGAGCGTTATTCCACCCGCATCTACTGGGTTGGGATGCAAACCAAACAACGGCAGACAAAACAGAGTAAAAAGATAACTAATAACTAACCCGATTATCGAGTTAGCGTTAGCTTCTATTAAAGAAGAAACTCTAGTCTGCATTACTATTGGTTCTGTAAGAATTTAAGGAATTATCCTTCAGAGTTTTTTGTCGATGGGTTTCATAACCAACCCACGGAGAGTTCATTTCTCTCCTGAACTCATCAGTTTCCTCAATGAGGATTTTTAAATCTTTTTCGTCTAAAGCATTTTCAAAATAATAAGTCATCATTTCTTGAATGGTAGCTGTAATAGAACCACCACTAAGCTTGGCTAGTACCTTTAGTTGTTCGTAATTAGGCCGTGCTATAATAACTGATTTGTAACGTATTAAATCCATAATAAAATTTTCCCTGAAGGTTTAAGTTGAATATTATATATATACGATATTTATCGCATAAACAAGCTTTTTATTCAAATTATTTCTTTAATATTTCCCCAGTTTTCACCGATCTTTATGCTGGTGGAAATAGGGACCTCTAGGGGAATAGCTTCTATCATTTCTTTAGAAAGCATTTCAGCTTCTGCTTTTCCTTCCACCGAAAAAGCAAGCTCGTCATGGATAGAGAGCAGGGGTATCTTACCGTGGTTTTTATAGATATTAACCATCGCTTGTTTAGTCATATCCGCTGCTGATGATTGGATCAATCGATTAGTGCATCGATATAAACCCGAGCGCTCAAGCTGTGTGTTAGGGCCATAGAAGTCTATAGCTTCTTTTAGATTAAATGATTTCTGTATTTGCTTAGACCAGCCAGCAGGCTCCCATTTGTCGAAACGTGACTTACGCCCTTTTAAAGAACGAATGCTCCCATTTTGACGAAGGAGATTTTAAACGATTTTGAATAGAGGTGGAAACTTCCTTCACGAAAGGTATTTCCGTATGGTATTTTTTTATAAGTTCTTTAGCGTCTTCAAAAGTTAAGTCTAACGAATCAGCTAGTCTTTGGATTCCCCATTCCATACATCAAAGCCAAATTTACCGTTTTCGCAGTAGCTCTAGGAATCGACGCCACTTGTGAAACGAGCGTGTGAAAAATCCACACTATCATCTTTATGGAACGAATCTACGAATTGCTGAACGCCCGGTATGGGATCATTTCTGAGGTCTCCTAAAATCTTTGCGTAATGCAAAAGGATTAAGGGTTCTTGCTGTGAGTAATCTATTGAACAAAACTTCTCTCCCTCTTCAGCCAGAAACAAAGCGCGAATTAATCCGGCGACCTCTTTGTTCCGCGCAGGAAAGTTCTGGCCGTTGGGGTTTGACATAGACAGCCTTCCTGTAATGGCTCCCCCTGCTTCAGATTTTATTTGATGTATATCAGGATGGATGCGACCGTTGACACACGCCTTTTCTAGTAAACCGTCAAGGAAAGTTCCTGATACTTTGTTTAGTTCCCGTGCTTCTAGAATTAAAGCAGCAAGGGGGTGTTCGTGTTCGGACAAAAAGTTCTTGGTAAAAGAAGGTTCTTTACTTTTTGCTGTTCGTGGATACTCTAACCCAAGTTCATCAAACGCTTTTCCAATGCTACGAGCCGCCCAGATTTCTACATTAGTGTTGGTCAGCTTTTTAATTTTAGAGAGCGTTTGTTTTTCACGCTTCTTAATAATCTCTCTGGTTTTTTCTGCTTGGTCTATGTCTAGCCGTATGCCACGAAAGGTCATCTCTACAAGGATGGGTAGTAAATTCGATTCTAATTCCCAAACCTCATTCAAGTCCTGCTCGATTAACATAGACTGCTGTTTTTGTATGAACAGATCAAAACAGAGCCGAGCATCCCACTCTGCATAAGCNCCCACNAAGGACGAATGTAATTTATACATATTCGCTTTATGATTAGAGTAGCCGAACGATGCGGCTGCATCCTTGAGTTCTTGTTCGCTTTTTATTTTTCCGAGATAATCAAACGCCACACTATTAAGGCTTAGTGAATAGCGATCTTCCAATAATCCAGCCGTAACCATTGTGCAAATGATCCGAGGGCCATCGACCTTGAACCCTTCTCGTTTAAGCCAGCCCAAATCATAACTGGCGTTATGGCAAATTAAATTCTCAGTATTATCTATCGCTCGCTGCACATATTTCTTGACGCTGGAAACAGGTAGGTTTCCAGAATCATGGCGTATGGGTAAGTAAAGTTCCCAATCTGCTGTAGCAAGGGCTATGCCACAAATAAACCCTTGGTTTGGAAATTTCCAGCTAGGACCGTGGCTTTTAAGCAGTGGATCATTTGTCTCGACATCAAGTGCCAAAAAACGTATTGGCTGATCTATGTTTGGTAAGGAGTCTATTTCAGGAGGAAGCCAGTCGCCTTCCGACTTACTTCCGAAATTTAACGTGTCTGCCAGATGACTACGTACCATTTATTTTAATAATTCCAGTTGTGTAGTGTTTTGGGTTTCAAACATTTCTCCAGCTAACGCTATGTAAGCTGCTGCGTCAACAAATGAATCATTTGTTTCTGTTCGACATAACCTACTTACTTTTAAAAGAGCCATCATAAGTGCAACGTGATGTGGTCTTAATCGTCCCTCGCATCGGTCGATAACTACTTGCCACATAGTGCAGATGTCTCGATGGTTCTCTAGAGCAGGGCCATAAATTTCTGCTCTATCGGTATTTATCAAGCGTTGTGCTTCCAACAAAATTTCATTTCTATTCATATGATAAAGCTCCTGTTAGCATCTTGTGGTTCCACTAAATAAAGATTTTCTGTGGGTCTGGTTAACCCAACATAAAAAACCCTGTTTAACTCNCTNCTCTCNNTNTTCTGCAAACTAGCNGTAGTGCAGTCCCGATATAGAACTACGTTTTGACATTCACCACCTTTTGCGCCGTGGATTGTACTAAGTTGAATACGAGGGGTTTTTGTATGAAAACTGTCCTGACCTTTTCTTAAAATAGAAGTTATGTATGTTTTATCTACAGTAAACTTTTTATGGTCAAGAGCCTCGGACCAAATTTCATTCCTATTCGCTAAAAGTCCGTGGTGTGTTTGCAAATCCTCAAACGTCAATAACTCTTCGTCAGGTAAACTTATTTTTNTNANTCNTNTTNTAATCTTACCTCCGTTCCCACTTCATATAACTATACATTATTTTTGGCGGAACTCACAGGTATTTGTCTACCCTCTTTACGAACACTTTCCCATCCAGTAATAGCGGTGGTTAGGTTGTAGCTAATAGAGCGATTACCATTTCTGCTAAACAAATACCCTGCGCTCTTTAGTTCTTCTGCTACAGCATCAAGCATATAATTTGCTTGGGCTAAAACTAACCACTCCCCTGAAGCAAAATCAATTTCCTGTAGGGAGTTAATTCGGTTAACAGAGCCTTCGTATGGTTTAGGTAGGTATTCTTTAGGTTGTCGCTGTGAGGAAGGTATTCTGTCAGTAATAGAAACAGCTAATTTATGCACTGATCTGGGAACGCGGTAGGATTGCGATAAAACCAAAGTATCTTCAGATTCAAATTCTAGGAAATGCTTTCCGCTTGCACCGGCCCAAGAAAATATTTCTTGGTCGTCATCACCAGCAACCATAAGGTCTTTCGTATGGTTTTTTAACTTTTCAACAATAGCCCACTGTATAGGAGCTAAGTCCTGTGCTTCATCGACACAAATCAAATTAAAATTTTTGTGAAGCAAATAATCCATTTTGCGACTCAAAAGCAGTTAGCAAATCTGTATAGTCAATTAAAGAAAGGGACTCTTTAAACTGTCGATAAGAGCGGTCTATAAAATCTACATGCTCCCANGTTTCTTTAAGCTTGGTTTGGTTATACTCATGCCTTAAAGTTGTTTTCTTAACGCGATATAGATTTAATAAATTAACTACAGGGTCGTTTGTTTTTATACGTTGCTCTTCGTCAAGATTAGCTTGAAAGCTTAAATTCACCCTGCGTCCAAACTTAGATAAGTCTGNCGTAGTTAAAAGCCGCGTGTTTGTTTTAGGCAACAGTTTATAGGCTAACGAATGCAAAGTACGGAAGTACATAAGCTGGTCTTCTGCTTCGTCTTCCTTTAACCTTAAAGTCTTTATAGCTCTTTGTTTAGCTTCTTGCCGCGCTTTTCGCGTAAAAGCAAGATAACCAATAGTTAAAGGTTGAGCGCCATCTTCTAAACGCTTCATTACCTGTTCCAGCAAAAAAGAAGTTTTGCCACAACCGGGAGGGCCAAAGATTCTTCGTATGGTCAAAACGGAACCTCTTCTTCTTTAAACTCCGCCGCAGTTATCTCGGTGTCTGAATCTTCTTCGGGAATCTTCCATACACGTATGTTCCTGTTGTCCTTTAGCTTTAGTTGTGCAGACTCTCCTCCTAGTTCCCGTAAGCGAGCAGAAATGCTGGTCAAGGATTTATAGGCAATAAACTTAGCCCTCTTGAAATGAGCGTCAAGGTCCTTGAGCCGAAATACATACTCCTTTCGTTCTTCGTCATAGAAAGGTCGTCGTAATAAAATTTCTTCTTTATTCTCGCTTTGTTGCGAATGCAGGAAGTCCCTTAGATGCTCGTTAAACTGACCTCTAAGCGAAACCTCTGGAGAAACCGCCTGTATTTGCTGGTACTCCACCATCTGGGATAAAAGTTCTGTTAAAGTAGTCTGCCATGTTCTCCTGCTTACCGTAGGAGGAAGAATGTTAAGCTGTTCAATAGAGGCACGAGCAAAACGGTTTTGGTCTAAAAGCTCGTCGGTAGAAAGCTCTAGCCCTTTTGAGTTTATATCCAGTATCCATAGGGGTGGTTCAGAGTCGTATTTACGGAGATTGGTTATTGTACATATCTTATCTCCGCCTACCCCGAATCTTCTCGTAAGGCAAACCTCTTTATTACAATGGTTACATATAGGCTGGTCTGAACATTTATAATGGTACGTTTTTCCAGATAAAGATTTTATTAGCGTTTCGATCTCGGTGCGATTAAGCGGAGGATCAATCACCTTTTTGTTATAGTCGTATATCTCGGTTTCCCAACTATCAGGATACCTAAGTCTTAAATACACGCCGATATTAAACAGTCCGTTGTTGCGGTTGCCAGAAGCAATAGTTTTGCCTTCCTGCGTTAAAATATTTAAACAAGGAGGTCCGTCCTCAAANAAACTCTGATCAGAAGGCATGTAAGACCCAAGGGCCGTGATTTGATCCGGNGTCTGCACATACTCTTCATACAAGGCAAAAAACTCTTACGTAGCGTGGCTCTTGAGCCGTCTGCCTTGTAAGCATGTCGTGTAGACTTTTCGGCATTGTCGTAGGGTGCGTTGAGGCAGTTGCCTATGTCACTTGGCAGCAACTCCGCCTGCTTTGGGAATATCTCCGAGTTAGAATACCCGAGTAAAGAACTCAAGTTTTTTAAAGCGTCTTGCATTGTTGCAGCATTGACCGCTGGTTTAGAAAACAAGTAGGCGTGTAGACCCCCTGACTTTGATCTAAACAACACTAGCGGAAGGTTAAGGTTTTTTATATTGTCGATAATATTTTGTAGGTCAAGGTCTTTATACTCGTCAATGTCGATACAACCAAACCCGCACGTATTGCTACGTGTTGTAGGAAACACTGCGACACTAGGACCACTCCCAGTCAAGTGTCCTTCTACCGCTTCTTCAAAGGTAGGTTGAATAACTCCGTCTTTGTCTAAGTAGTTGTTTTTTTCATCTTTAGTAAAAACAATGTTGTACCCTTCACGCTTTCCGTTTTTGTTTGTTACGTTTGTTTTGTAAAACAAAATAGCGTAAGCATCATCGAGTCCACTAAAGACATCTATGTATTTGCGAGTTTCGTCACGCATAACAGTACCCTAAAGAAAAGGCGGCTTGCGCCGCCTCCTCAATCCTAATCTACGACGGATGCTATGGGGTTTATGTCGGGCGCTGGTTTAGAAGAACTTTCTTCATTAAAACTACTATCCGAAATGTTATCTTCTTCAACGGTTTTAGCGAACGCCATTGCACGTTCAACCAAGTGTCCTTGATCTCCGCTAACTTGCGATTCATGTGATATTACAAATCCCTTAAAGCTACCTTTCGCGTTCGTTTCATCAGTTGTCGCAATACGATAAATGTTAGCATACCGAGGTGGAGTGAAAATATTACCGTTCGCACCGGTTCGAGTTTGTGCATTAATAATAGAGTTCCAACGCCTCGAGTTTTTAAACTGTGAAGATTTCATAACTAGAATAGCTGGTTCAATCCCACCATCTTCTTTAAGTATTAGTACATAATGGTTCGCTTGTTCTTCCATATAACGACCATCAGAACTTCCCTTGATGTATAGCTTCCTGTCGTCAGGATTTTGAGCATTAAGCTGCGTTTCTGGAAGCTGATCGGCTGGCGAGAACACATCTAAGGGAGGTCTTCCACCTTCGATAGTGCCACCGGGCCAAACGAG